TTTTGCTTTAGAATCCCCTATTACTTCGACACACTGCCCTTCTCCGTCTGGAACAGTGCATTGAGCCATCTTGCTTACCTTGAAGTATCCAGAGCTATCGTCTGTGAACACAGAGCCGAATTCTCGCTCGAACTGTGCAACACTCATGGTAGCTTTTGATTGGTCTAGAAGGTTGGCATCGTAAAGCTGCTCTGGAGCGCAATCATAACTTAAGTGCATAATAACTCTATGAGCTTTATCTTTTTGATCGGGATTCATAATCAAGTTTTCATACTGCAAATAAAGCTTGTATAAATACTCGAATCGATAACTTGCCGAAGACAGTCCAATGATTTTGTTGTGAGGCCAAATATGACGCTCAGATTCTTCCATTTTGCCTTCTTGTATCATCTTGGTTTCTAAATCATAAACTTGTTGTCTTTCAGTAGGATTTTCTACAACAGCCAAGAACGGTAAAATAACTTCGTTGAGAATCTTTTCTGGCATCAATAAAAGCTCATCGATAATCATTCTTTGGAAACGGAAACCACGAAGTTTTTCACCATCACCAAGAGGCAGTGCTGTGATTTTACTTCTTCCAATTTCCATAACCCATTCATCATTGCTTTTAGAAACTCTTGTAATACACTGAGATAATAATGCAGCTTTGGGACTTCTAGAAATATCTTCGATCTTTCTGAAAATCATCTTTGACTGTCTAAATGATTTACTAATAATCCCAATGTGAACACCCTGATTAAATATTGCATCTAGAATAGCAAACACAGCTGTTGAGAATGATTTGGAAAGACCTCGCGAATTATGGTGAACAAAACCGTTTCCAACATAACACTCTTCATTTTCTACAGTGATATCGACAGATTTAACTAAGCAAGAGTCAATCGATTTAATCTCAGAAAAAATTACATTTTCTTTCTTTATATCTTTTATGATACTCTCTGTTTCGAGAGATAAATTTTTTAAAATATTTAATTCATTTTGAGAAAAGCTTTTGCCCCAAGATCCTTTTCGGCCTGTTAATTTTTCTCTTGACCCATCTTTCTTTAATATTTCTGAGAAATTTGGAATTAAATTATTTTGATAGTTTCTAGTTTTAGATCTATTAATAATTTTTTCTAAATTGTGTTTTTTATGAGGAACTATGAAGTCTATTGAGTTTTTAAATTCGGTAAGAGATTTTTCATCATTTGATATCACTAAATCATAATATGGAACGCCTTTATGCTCTCCCGATTTGCGAAGGAAAGATTGAACTCCCATGTTATTTAAAATCATTTTTATCTGACGTAGCAATTCAATAGAAGTATTTTTGATACCCACTTTACTATTCTTATCAAGATAGGAAGCATAACCATCAGCATCGAAAACCCCACCAATCAATGCGCAAAGTTCATTTCTAGAACATTGAAGTAAACCATCACATATAACTTTATCTTTAGATTTTAAAGACATGTTCCATCCTATTTGTTCTAACCACTTAGATAGTTTTCGATTAAATATTGAATACTCATAAAAGCTTAAATTTTTAGTTCGCTGACGAGCATAACTTTTAAATTCATTATCGCGAATGAATTTTAAACACATCTCTTGGACTTCATAACTTTCTGAGCAATAATGCACTCCATCTTGATTTACCCATCCATCGCCCAATACATAACCTAATAAATAAAATAAATAAGGAGATCTTTTGATTTCCGAGCCATTGGTGATATCTTTATTTCCCCATACCTCAGTTTTTATTTTAATTGGCAAATGATCTCCAATTGACAGATCTTGTATATTTTTAAATTCAAAATTTCCATTGTTATAAGCAAGAACCTTATGTCCAATTTTAGCTTTAAAAGAATCGCCAGATTTTAAATGAATACTTAATCCCTGTTCTTTTGGATTAAACTTTTTATCTAAAACTAAATTAATATTATTTCTAGATCTGACAGATTCTCCGACGTTAATATCTTTGATCTTTTTAAATCCTTCGCTAGATAAAACGTATTCATTTTCCTCCAAACACCAAATGCCTAAAAAGTAATCCGTTTCCATCATAGACTTGATTGCTATATGTTGGAACGGGAATAAACTAACTCCAGTGATTAATTCGGTGGCAAAAGATGGATTCTCTCGCAAGAATTTATATAAAAGAACCTTTGCTTTTTTCTCTTCTATAAAACCTTTGCAATCAAGAATTTCTTTATTTACATTGTTGAATTTTTTATTTAATTTCTGCGATCCTTCTTGCCAACTCATTTGGAACCCCTTTCGTAATAATCCATAACCTTGTTATCTAAGAAATACTGTATGTCAGTATTCCACAACTCTTTTCCGCAAACCAATAGTTTTGGAATTAGTATTTGACTATTCCCTCTACTTCCGCTAAAAACAAATTGGCAACAGTCTCTATATTCGTGTTGCAGTTCTTTCATCACATGAAAGGCATAATCAAGATTATATCTCTTTGGTGAGTGAGCATTTCTTTCTGACATTCGATATAAATCGCATTCAGTAACAATAAACAAATAAGATCCAAGATCTCTGCATCTTTGAAGTTCTCTCGCGAATCTTTTATAGCCGACTGTCATAGTAGAACAAAAATCAGCGAATGATTTTCTGTCTACATAAGTATAATTATAATCATCGCCGCTTACGGCATAATCTCCGACATCTAATTTAAGACTCTTGGAGTTTTTAAACTCTAACGGCTGCTGTTCTCTTGTGTCTACATATATCTGCACATCGCGGCAATCATTATGAAATGCTTGTGGCAAATTAGCGGGGAACATAGGTTCCACATCACATAGTTTACAAACTTTTGAATAGCTTCCGAAAACTTCTTTATAAATATGCATAGAAGGCAAGCTGGAAGTGAAAAGCTCAATAGTGTTCGGGCCATATATTAATTGTTTCTTTTTTATTCTTTTTTTCAAGCAAGAAATTATATAAGGCTCAACTTCTTCAATGGGAGCCGTTTCACACCACTCGATTAATTGTTTATATGTAGTGAAATCTCTTTCAAAGTAGTCTTCATAATTTTTGAATTGCAGTAAGCATCCAGTTAACTTGTTTTTTCTTTGAAAATGCTTTACATAGTAATCCCCAAGCATCATATCGTGTTTTTTGATATGAGCATGTAGGCTTTTTAACAGAGGAAATGATTCCTCGCACTCTTTACAATCAAATGACATCTTCTTGTGAAATTCCTAGTATTCTGCTTTTCCATTCAGCCATTCCCTCTAAGCGATGAGCTTCCTCTTTGATAAGAGCTTTCTGCATCTCCGCGATATTAACCATGTTGATTCTCTCTTCTTCGTCTTGAAAGGATTGAACCAAAGAAAGAATTGATGCATTTTCTTTGTGTCTACTTTTCATACGTTCAGAGCGATCACCCTGAAGCTTTTTAGTAAGATTTTCAATTCGAGTTTCGCACTGATGGTATTCAGAACTTTTTGCTTTAATAATCTCAGATAGGCGCACGCTCATTTCTTCTTGATCATTTGTAATGTCAAAAATATCATTAAGTTTATTCAAGTGTTTGCTAACGACTTCCAAATTAACAATTTCCTTGCACACGTTCATGTACAAGTTAATTTCATCAGCAGTTAAATCAGGCTTGTCCCAAGTAAGACGGATGAATTCATGCTCGAACAATCCCCTATCTTCTTTAGATGTATAATTATTTACAATTTTTAAAAATCTTGAATTATTTAAATTGATACCCAACCTATCTACACATACCTTATGTTGCCTATTAATCTTCTCATCCTGCAATTCACTGCCAGTTGCATCGTTGATCTTCTTGACGATTCGGCTCGTCGATTTCGGCGCTACATAACTGTTTAATCCAACATCACTATCCTGTGATGGGGAATAATCTGGGTTAATTTCATTAATGACGCTAAAGACAGCTCTTTGCTCAAGCGACAACGGTTTTATTTCCTTGTCAGGAAATAAAATTTCTGCAATGCGCAAAGAAGAAGATCCTCCGTTGGCATGTTCGACAATGAAATCCTTTTGCTGCTTGGTAAACTCGATTCCTTCTTTTTTTACGCGAGTTGACGTTTTGAACTTCAAGCCAGCTTCAATCATATAAGATCTAATCAGTCTTCCTTCTTTGCTTCTACCGTCGATATCTTGGTTGTCGAAAACAATTCGGGTAATATCGTTAAGATCTGTTGTTTTTCGATATGTATCTTTGATTTTTTGTTTTTGTTCTTCAGTTAAAGTCATAAAATTATATCGTATTCATTAATAATGTTTTCGGCTTTTTCCTTTAACATTTTTTTCAAATTCTTTATCTGCTTGTAACCAGCTTTGCGATTCTTTTCATTGCTTTTATAGCCCATAAACTTAGCGACTTCTTCTTCGCTTTTATGTTCGAAGAACAGCATGATATAAACTGTGTAGTGAGGTTCGGAAAGTTGCTTCTTTAAAAGATCGTTT